ATTATTCAATCGAATAGATATGTAACAGTACTTGAAATAGCAAAAGAAAGTACAACAGAGTCTTATCAAGATGTTAATAATTCAGATCCAAATATCGCAGAGGCAGTACAATCATAATGCAAAATTTTATAGGTAAAGACGGATTTATTTGGTGGCTCGGCGTAGTAGAGGACAGAGATGATCCTTTGGGCTTAAATCGTGTGCGTGTTCGTATATTTGGTCACCACACAGAAAATAAGCAAGATATACCAACATCCGATTTGTCGTGGGCGCATGCGTGTCATTCACCAAATACTTCAATGACAGACGGAACACCACTTATAGGTGACTATGTTTTTGGTTTCTTTACAGACGGATTATCAGCACAAGCACCAGTTATAATTGGTGTATTTCCAGGAATAGTAAGTAATTCTCCAAATGATTCAACAGGATTTTCAGAAGGTGATTTTTACAAAAAAGATGAACCAACCACTAGTAGACTTCACAGAAATGAAAAAATAGATGAAACTATTATTGGTAAACACAATTTAAATTTAGATACTGGAGTTGAAACAGCCGATCAAAACACATGGGATGAACCATCATCATTATATAATGCAAAAATACCATACAACAGAGTGACTGAAACAGAAGGTGGCCATGTATTTGAATTGGATGATACTAAAGGTTTTGAGAGAATACAACTCAGTCATCCTGCTGGAACATTCTTTGAGATATCACCAGATGGTACAAAAGTCACCAAAGTGTCAGGTAAAAATTATGAAATTTTCTTAGATGACCATAATATACACGTTAAAGGTGTTTGTAATATAACTGTTGATGGAGATACAAATTTATATGTCAAAGGTAACGTGACCGAATTGGTTGATGGTGATGTAAAATCAACAATCCATGGCAATGTAAATCAAACAATCGATGGAAATGTTGATGAATTAATTCATGGCAACGTAACACAAAAGATCGATGGTGATGTAAACGAAACGGTTCATGGCCATGTAACACAAATAGTAGAATATGGAAATGTTGACTTAACAGTACGTGGTGATGAAGATGTGTACGGAAACATGATTATAAGAGTACACGGAAATGTGACAGAGAACGTAGGTGGAAATTACATACTAAATGTAGGTAAAGATGTTATCATTAATGGAAAAAAAGATGTTATCGTTAATGGAAAAACCGTTAATATCAATCATGGAACTAAAGGTGCTGCTCGTGTCGGTGATACTGCTGATACTGGTGATGCAGGCACTGGCGGTGAACTTGACACCAACTCAGCTGGAACTAACAAAATTGAATCTGGTTCTGGTACAGTATTCATTGGAGATTAAAAATTCGAAATTTTTCGTTCCGGCCTCAAAATATTTTTGACGACTTCCAAGATTCCTAACATGACTTTTACTTTTAAGTGTAATAAATAAACAATGGCAACCTTAAACAAATTATATTCAGATATAGATTTTGCGTTCACAAAGAAACCTGTGGGTGGTGACGTTGCTCTAAGTTACGATGAAAAAGCAGTTATTCGCTCTGTTCGTAATCTTTTATCAACAAAATTGTACGAGAGACCATTTAATCCAGAATTAGGATCAAGAATCGATTCTTTATTATTTGAAAATATTTCTCCCGTTACATCAAATATTTTAGAAAAAGAAATAACAAATGTTATTAATAATTACGAACCAAGAGTTAGTATAAGTGAGATAAAGGTAACACCAAAACCAGATCAAAATTCTTATAGTGTAACATTGGTTTTTTATATTGGTAACGCAACAATGCCTAGCACAATAACTATTATATTGGAAAGAAGTAGATAAAATGGCTACGAATAGTGTTAATTTAACAGAATTGGATTTTAATAATATAAAATCTAATCTAAAAAAATACCTACAACAACAAAGTGTTTTGAGGGATTATAATTATGAAGGATCTGCATTATCTACATTATTAGATATTTTAGCTTATAATACACAATACAATGCTTATTATCTAAACATGGTTGCAAATGAAATTTTTTTAGATACGGCATTACAAAGAAATTCTGTAATCTCACAAGCAAAATTACTTAACTATACACCAAAATCTGCAATTGCGCCAACAGCAAGAATCACACTAACCGTAAGAAATGTTACCGATTCTTCATTAACATTACCAAAATTTACAAGATTTTTATCTGAAAAAATAAATGGTGTTAGTTATACTTTTGTAACTACTGATTCAACAACAGTAAATGTTATTAATGGAACCGCTACATTCAGCAATATTTCTATAAAACAGGGAATTCCTACAAGTTTTAGTTATGTTGTAGATTCTATACAAAATCCAAAATATTTGTTTAGACTACCAAGTAAAAAAATTGATACAACAACACTATCTGTATCGGTTGTAGTTTCAAGTTATGATAGTTCTTATCAAATATTTAAAAATTCTACCGATTATTTAAATTTAGATTCAAATTCAACTGTATATTTTTTACAAGAAGGATTTGATGACTACTATGAAATATATTTTGGTGATGGAATACTTGGACAACAATTAACTGATGGTAATATAGTAAATGTTTCGTATTTAACAACAGAAGGAACAACCGCAACCGGTGCAGCAAGTTTTACTTTGATGGATCCAGTTTCTGGTTATTCTAACGCTTTTGTTACACTTAATTATGTTGCAAGTAATGCAAGTGATAAAGAAACAATTGATTCTATAAAATTTCAAGCACCAAAATCATATGCTGCACAAAACAGAGCAGTTACAAAAAATGATTATATTACAGCAATACAACAAAATAAATTAGGTTTTGCATTTGATTCAGTTAGTGTTTGGGGTGGCCAAGAAAATAATCCTCCAGTATACGGACAAATATTTGTTTCTTTAAAACCTGCTGGTTCTTATGCTCTAACAGCAACACAAAAACAAAGAATACTAAAAGAAGTTATTAAGCCAATTTCGATAATGACAGTTGAACCTTCAATTGTTGATCCTGATTATACTTACATTCAACTTACTGTGAATGTTTATTATGATCCAAATAAAACTTCTTTAACTTCTTCTCAGCTTTCTTCGCTGATTAAGACAAATTTATATGGTTTTGCTGCAACAGCATTAAACACTTTTAATTCTACTTTTTCTATAACTGATTTTACTAATATTATAAGTTCAGTAAATGCATCAATCATAACAAATGAGATTGGTGTTACATTACAAAAGAAATTTAATCCGTCTTTAACTTCCTCATCAACATATAACTTATATTTTGGTACAACATTACAAAAAAATAATTTTATAAGTGGTGTTTCAAGTTTTCCAAAATTTACAGTACGTGATACAACCAATCCAGCAATAACCATATCTGATGTTTATTTGGAAGAAGTTCCATCACAAACAAATTATGTCGAATCAATTAGTATTTTAAATAAAGGCTATGGATATCAAAGTCCACCTACTGTCACAATTGTTGGTGATGGATCAGGTGCAACAGCAGCTGCTATTTTAGATTCAGACAATACAATTAAAAACATCGTTGTAAACAATGAAGGTACTGGTTACACAACAGCAGTTGCAGTAATTACAAATGCATTTGGAGATACAACAGGAAATTTAGGTGCCGCAGTAGTTAATTTATCTGGCCGTTATGGAACATTAAGAAGTTATTATTATGATAATACAAGTGGCAAAAAAATATTAAATTCAAATGTTGGAACAATTAATTATCAAAATGGTATTGTATCTCTAATTAATTTTGCGCCGATTGCGGTAGATAATGATTTAGGACAATTAATTATATCTTGTAAACCAAATTCAACTATTATTTCATCGACATATAATAGAATCATTACTGTTGATCCTTACGATCCGAATTCAATCGTTGTAAATATGATTGCTAAAACAACATGATTGACAATAAAACATCACTATTAATACCTTCACAACTTCCTGAGTTTGTTCGGGATAGTGACGAGTATGAAAATTTTAATTTGTTTTTAAAAGCTTATTATGAGTGGTTGGAATCAGCCGACATAACAAATAATTTTAACACAAATCCTACTGCAAACAATCAAGGTGTCACATACGGTTCAAAAAATTTATTAAGTTATAAAGATGTTGATTCAACTATTGATGGTTTTATTGACTATTATACAAATGATTTTTTACAATATTTTCCTAAAGATATTTTAATAGATAAACAAAAAGCTGTAAAATTTGCAAGAGAATTATACCAATCTAAAGGAACAATTTCTTCTTATAAATTTTTGTTTAAGATATTATACGATTCAGATTTTGATGTTTTTTTTACCAAAGATGCAGTGTTTAAAGCTTCTTCAGGTGAATGGTATATTCCAAAAAGTTTAAAGCTTTCTACAACTGATCCAAATTTTTTAAATTTAGCAAATTATAGAATATTAGGAGAAACAACAAAATCAATTGCGACAATAGAAACATCTGTATTGGCTGGAACAAAAACAGAAGTTTTTATATCAAATATTGAAAGGTTATTTCAATCAGGTGAATTTGCAAGAATTGTTGATAATAATAATCAAGATGTTTTATTCAACGGAAATCCATTACGAGCAAAAATTGTTGGTCAAATTAGTCAAATAAACATTGATCCAAATGCAGATAATAGAGGATTATTGTATCAACCAGGTGATCCGGTTGTTGTTTATGGAGGACTTTCTTCAAATACATCAACAAGCGCATCAGCACAGATAGCAACAATTACAAAAGGTTCAATAACATCAATTAAAGTTGTTAATGGTGGTTATGGGTTTCCAGATCCTACTGTTTATGGTTTAAATGCTACGGATCCTGTAACATTTTTGAATATATCAGACTCAGACATTTCAAAAGCAGCTGCACACGTTGCTTATATTAATACAGATGGGCCAGTATCAAATATTGCAAATGTTCCTATAAACTCTATAAGTTTAGCCAGAAATGTTAGAATCAATAATACAACTTTTTCTTTCTTTAGCTCA